AAAGAGACCCCCGGCCTGGGGGAAGTGGAGGCTTGGCCGGGGGCCATGCAGCTAAGGAGAGACTGCGATTAGATTCTCGCAGACCATCAAAAAATTGCAACACTTCCATTAACTCCCGCTGAGGAACTTTTGATCGATTGCTTGCATCGCAAGCCGAAAGAAAATCAAATCGTCTTCTTCGATTGGATAATCCTTCGCCAAGCAATCAAAAATTTTGAGTGCTTGATCATCATCGACCACCTCTTGCACAACCCGAGCCGTGTCCCGGAACCTCAACAACCCGTAGTGATAGTTGCTTTTTGGGAACCTCCCAGAAGAGATCGCGTTGAGATTTACCGTCTTAACGAAAACCCCGGCGTCCACAAAAACTTGAAGCATGAACTCACCAGCCTTATGTTCCAGGGAGGTGATTTTGTTCCCGAGCAAAAGTCGATCAATCTCTAGCTGATCGGTTACCCTGGCCTTTGATACCACCTCACCATCTTCTTTTTGCAAAACAACTTCATGTCTCTCATGCAGTTTTGGATTGCCCAAGTCCATCGTGACCTCATCAGATGTCCCACTCGTCTTCCGTTTCATTAAAATTCCTCGTTGGCAAAATAGGATTGGCCTCTGCCTCGTCCCACTCCACGAAATCTTTATACCGCCCACAAACTGGGTCATAACTCAGCTTCGCGTGGCCCACCGATCCGATCCATTTGAACCTGCATTTCCAAGAATGCACTTCGATATGCTCACCTGTGCGATGCACCGTCAGCCCACAGTCTGACTTGGCAAACCATGCAGCACTGCCGCTGATGTGATTGCCGTTTGGTATAGGCATCTGCCCGCTGTCATTCGCTCTCATTTTTGCAGGATGCGCGATAAACCAAATATGCAGATCGCAGGACCGAGCGAACTGCACCATGCGTGTCAGCATCTCACTGATCGCCTGGTGTTCATGCTCGTTGCTGCCTTGAGCGATGTAATTGTACGGGTCGATCACCAAACCCCGGCAGCCGAGCCTCATCACGGCCTGCTTAGTCCGATCTATGATTGAGTCGATGGTAGCTGGCTCACCATCTTTGCTGTCCAGAAAAGCGAAGTGATCGTTCACCCAGGACTTAGCCTCGCTCATTTCCTCCTGCGACATACGCTCTGTGTCACCGATGAAGAATGGCTTTCTAGCCCTCTTTTCGCTTAATTTTATGATGTGGAGCGGCGGTGGGTTTTCAAAGCTGGCGATGGCAAACTTCCAATCGTGTTGCTCTGCCAAATTCACCAGGACTGCATCGATGAATTCTGACTTGCCAGAACCCGGTTGCCCGGTCACAACCGTTAGTTGGCCCTGTAAAACGGTATACACAGAATCAAGACCCGTAAACCCAGTGCTTTTCCCCTGCATCAGTCCCCGCTCATACAGGAACGCCACATCATCGCTGTAGTCGTCGGCGCTGTAGACGCCGACCAAGGGTGTAGGCACTGCACAATCGATCAACTCAGCCAAATAATCGGCACCATGATTGATAAGCGCGTCGTTGGCGTCCTTACAGCCCTCTGGCAGCTCTAGGTGATAGCACTTGGCCCTCCCTACGCGCCTCATTATCTCCTCGCCCAGCGCCTCTCCTGGCTCATCAGAGTCCATTGCCAAGATGATTTTATCTGCTTGGTCGAAGACAGATTTTGCTTTCCAAAGGTATCCGAACTTTCTGTCCTCCGCTGGATCAACCTTGCGGTTGCTGACCTTTTGCGGGGCACCACTAGGTACAGACACCACCAGGTGATCAGGGCGACTGCCCAGAGCATCAGAGATTGCACAGCAATCAAGCTCACCCTCAGTGATGATCACCGTGGTGTGTTGTTCAGAGGCCGACTCAATGTTCCATAGGTGCTGGGCTGATCCGTCCTGGATGAAGTGCTTGCCTTCCGTTGAGCGCCACTTGATCGCTGACTTGTTTTGGTATCCGAAACCGATAGCTGATAGTTCACCTGCGTTGTGGAAATAATGAGAACCACCCACCACATTGAGGTGGCGTATCCGATCCGGGTCCATGCCCCGGCGGCGCAGGAAGTTGTCAGCGACTAGAGAATCGTTTTGCTTTGGAACACTGATCGCTTGAACCTTTGAGGGTGGATCAATGTCAAAATCATCGAACAGATTGTCCTTAACCTTACCCGCAGCATCGCAGTGCCAGCACTTGTACACCAAGCCATCACTGACCTGATCTACATCTAGAGTTCGTTCATTTTTTTTCTTTCGGGTTGAAGCGCACACAGGACAAACGTGTCTGCCCTCGCCCTCGGACCTTACGAACAAGTCGAACTCTTCTTTTTCATCACGATTCATTTTGCCTCCTTGTGAATCTTCCCTTAATGTGATATTTATTTATCGAAAGCCATCGACGTAAGCCATCGAATCAACTTTTAAAGTTGATCGAAAGCCAACTCAAATCGATAGCTTTCGATGTCGATCTCCTTTTTTTTTCTTCTCGGTCATCGAAATCAACTTCGATATCGCTTTCCTTGACGCCGCTCTTCTTCTCACCCCAAAATCCTCAGCGAAGACGTACCGTGCCAAACCTTCGATCTCCGACTCTGGAATGTTTAGTTGATCGCACAAAAGCTCAATTCTTTTGCCACCGAGTAAGAGCTGCCCCGCCTCAAGCGCCCTGGTCGGGTCATCTCCGGCGATGTCTCTCAAAGCAATTTCAATCATTGACCTTGCTAGTCGATGCGATGCTTTCGACTTTGATTTCAGCCCTCGGCTTGTCTTTGTCGATGTCATGGAAGATGTGCTTCTCTTTCACTTGTCTGTCATTTTGATAGGCGTGACCTTCAAGGCAATCTAGAATCACCGATTCATCTAAATCCGGCCTACGGGTCCGATAAAAAATCCTCATCGTCACTCGGACATCACCCTCAAGCAGTTCATCTAGCCTGGGACATTGCCTTTTGAAAGCTGCGACGTAATCGATTGCCTTCTGACTTTTGATGAACCTTGCACGGCCCCCGATAGTTACCAGTCTACGCGAGTTGGCCTTCGATGCAGGCTCTCCGAAAATTGTTGTTCTAAATTCGTTGCACACGTTACTAGTGCTTGGTATTCTTTGCAAGCTGTTGGAGGCAAACATAATGAGCAAAATTGGAAGCTATGTATTGGAACGTGAAGAGCTTGGGGAGATGCTCTTCGATGAGGAGTCTTTGACTTATGAGTTTAGAAATCAAAAAGAACGTGAGCATGAAGGTGCGCCAGCCGGGAACGTCGCTGCCCAAGATACCGTGGGACGAGATGTATTGGAAGGACGCATTCGACATCCCCGTTTTGCCGGAAAATTATACAAGCAGACTAAGCGCAGCACGAAGCTCGTACAAGCGGTGGCAAGATCGTCAGTTGGGCGAGGTAGAGCGGGAGTTTTATATCGGCAAACACGGCGAAGGCGAGGATATTTTCGTGCGGGTTTACTGCAAAAAGGGGCCGGTGCGCGATGAAGATAACCAATCATCACAACCTCTCGGCCCCGATAGTCAAAGCCCTTTCTAGGGATGATTACACCCGTGGTCCCAGCCACCGATCCGTCACGCAACTGATCGACAGTCCACGCATTCGCATACTCCGAGAGCGGCACTGGGATGAGTTGACCGAAGACGTTTCTGAAAAGATGTGGAGCGTTCTTGGTACGGCAGTGCATCGTATATTTGAAGATCATGCGGGTGATGATGTGATCAGTGAAGAGCGTTTATTTGTGGAGGTGGACGGCTGGGTGATCAGTGGTGCCATCGATGTTCAAGATAAAGATGGCCCCATCGATTACAAATGCACCAGCGTTTGGAGCGTGATCCATAACAAGATTGAATGGGAGCTACAGCTAAACGCCTACGCCTGGCTGATGCGTCACGCCAAGGGTGTGCGATCTAAGTCCTTGCGGATCATTGCAGTGATGCGTGATTGGAATCGCCGGGAGGCAGAGCGCAACGAAAGCTATCCACCTGCACCGATCCAGACGATCAACGTCACGCTATGGTCAGATGAAAAGCAAGACGCATACATGGCGGAACGTATATCGCTGCATCAGCTTGCGGAGTTTGCGGATTTCAATGACGAACCATTACCTCCTTGCACAGACATAGAGCGGTGGACTCGTCCGACAACCTACGCAGCGAAAAAGAAAACGAACAAACGTGCGTTGCGAGTCTTTGATTCGATGGAAGACGCTGAAACATACCTGGACTCCCAGGGGATGGCGGATAGTAAAGAGCATGAGGTTGAGGTGCGCCCTGGAGTTCATGTCAGATGCGACCAGAACTGGTGCAGAGTTTCGGAGTTTTGCGATCAATCGAAGGAGACCGCATGATCGAAATGGATAAAACGGTATACGAAAAGATGATCGGCATCTGGTCGATCACCAGCATACCTAACCTATTGATGGCACCACGCGGCGGTGAGGTGTTTTTCAGTTGGCGTGGGGGCGACATAGCCCAAATGCCATTCAAGATGTTCGATGACAGTTCCCCAATCGAATTGGTTCAGTACATCGAAGATCAAATAAAAAAGAAGTACGGAGTCAATGCCAGGCAGTTTAGAACGGACCTTTCTGGCTACCGCAAAGACCCCTTTTCCAGTCAAAATTAAGGAGAATCAAATGGCTGAGAAGACACTTGTGCAGGCGCTAGTCAAAGCACAATCGGAGATGGGACACGCAGTGTTCGACCAAGTGAACCCACAATTTAAATCTAAGTTCGCTTCTCTGAAATCGGTGATCGACGCCGTGAAGCCAGCTCTCAACGCAAACGGTATTGCTTTCGTGCAGCGGTCTATTCCGCTTGAGAATGGCATTTCAGTCGAGACCGTTTTGCTAGGCTTCGGGGAACAGATCGAAACCGGGCCAGTGCCGGTTCCGGCACAGAAAATTACGGCCCAGGGCTATGGTTCGGCCATGACCTATGCCAAGAGATACAGTCTATCGATGGCGGTCGGTATAGCTGCCGATGAGGATGACGATGGGCAAGCGGCAGAAGCAGAGCAACCACAGGCTGCGCCGAAGAAAACGAAGCCGAAGCCCGTCAAGCAGGCCGCTGGTGATGAAGACTACACCACAGAGGCTGGCGCTAAAGCGTTCTTGAAGGGTTGGGTAGAGACTGTATTGCCGATGCACGATGATCTATCTGGCGTCTTTGCAAACAACCGTGGCGCGATTACCACAATTCAAGAACATCATCCTGCGATCTTTGAAGAGATTAAGCAGGCATACAACAGCCGCAAGGCAGAAATAGAGGCAGTAAAGGAGAACAACGATGCCGAACTATAAGTTGAAGGTTACCTCAAACGGTGGTCTGTACCCAGAGAGGAACAGAAAGCACGACAAAGCCCCTCACTTTAAGGGGTTCGTTAACATTACTAGAGATCAAGCCAAGCATATTGCCCAGCATTTCAAGCAAGACGGTAGCCTCGACAAACTGCGAGTGACGTTAGCTGCTTGGAAAAATCAAGGTGAAAACGGTGTGCAGCTATCGATCCAGTCAGAGACCTATCCGCCTGATGACGTATCTCCAGCAGGCGATGAACCACGGCCTGGTCAAGGAATGTTCACTGGTCGCCAAACGAAGGTCGCAGAGCCGAAACCGCAATCTGAAGACCCCTTTGACGATCTGGAAGAGGACATTCCCTTTTAGCAAGAGGCAAATATTGTGACGGAAAGCGTGAAGCGGCGATGGTGGCGATGGCACAAGGCGAACCCACAGGTCTATGAGCTGTTTGAGAAGTTTTCAAAAGAAGCTATTGCGAAAGGCCACAACAATTTGAGTGCCTGGTTGATTGTAAATCGAATCCGATGGGAAACGATGGTCGAAACCAGCGGTGAAGACTTCAAAATCAGCAATGACTTCATTGCTTACTACGCCCGATTGTTCATGGCCTATAACCCAGAACACAAAGGCTTTTTCAGAATCAAACAATTGAAACGAAACTAAGGAGTTATGATGACCTCAACGAAAAGAGGACCATATCCAGCAATCTCGACGAGAGTGCGTGAATTTTTTAGAAACAATCCAGAAGCGAAGCCAAAGGATGCGATGGAAGCTTGTGGTTGCAGTTACCCGACAGCTTGGCGTTTGAAAAAAGAGTTGGCTCAAACACCTCCGAGTGCCGACTTACCAGTGGTCGTGCGCTCTAAAGATCACATCCCGACCAGTCTTAGAAGTGACAGCGGAACCCTTATCTTGAGGCCGCACGGTGAAGTCGAAAGCGCCGTTTCAGATGGTAGCACCGCCAGCTACTACCAGTTGCCAGGGGGCGCGACAGAGCTGCAAGACCTCATCTCCTTTAAGAACATGAACGCTCAGATCGGTGAGATATTTCGTGCGTGTTATCGCAACGGGCAGGCTTCTCACTCTGATTGTCTGCGAGACGCCAAGAAGATGCGTTTTTACATAAATGCCGAGATCAAAAGACTAGGAGGTTAGCGTGGAAAAATATGATGACACGGCTTGGGAAAATCTGATCGTTTGGCCCGGCGATTTAGACCGGGACAAAGCAGAAGAGGTGGTCAGTCATTTGTTGCTCAATTCCATGAAGCACAACTACTGTGAGCTAATGAAGATTCACTCTGAAACGAAACGAGTTTCATTAGGAATGTTTCGACTCTTCGGAAGTAATTGGACAAAGTCAAAAGAGCGCATTTGGCAATGGTACGACCTAGAAATAGGGGACCAAAGCAATTAGTTCAGTGGCTTGAATCTGAGGGGCGGTCGTATTTCTGCTTTATAGATAGGAACGATTGCCCTCAAAATTATTTGCCTTGCTTCCCTCAACTCATCTTGTTGTTTTTCTTTTTCTTTGACCGGCAAATCAGAAGATAGAATGATCTGCTCTACTTTTCTAAGTTTAGAAAGTTCATCAGCTATTTCATTCAATCCTTTACGATAACCAATGACGCTTGCGTTTGTGGCAGCGTAAGCAGAAGCTTCATCGAAGCGACCCTGTTTTTCTAGTTGTTTCATAGAACCGTAGAGTTGATCAACGTACTGCTTCAGCTCGTAGAAATCTTCAGATGGCCCACCACCAAATTCTCTTGCCCGAAATCTTCTCATCACCGGGTAATCTTCCATACGCATAGGGCGTTGTTTTGTAGGATCATCTCCTTTCAGAATCAAATCTACAACGTCGATAACGTAAGAGCCGAGCGTTCCGCCATAGCCGTAAAGCAAGTGATCAATCTTCAATGGACTAATCTCTACGTTACCTTTTGACAGAAAATTAGAAACATTTTTAGAGATTTCGGTTGTACGATCTGTCGATTGCAGCCGTGGCTCAATAGTTCGATCAATGTAGTACGGAACAATCGACCTCCCAGTAAAAAAGTCAAAGTTCATACTCGCTTCGATCAGTGGTCCGTAGGCTGCGGCGTCAAACGGATTCAACTCAAGAGTGTTGAAAACTCCCCTGGCGACAGACTCTTGAACGTCTTTCGTGCTGGATTCACCAACCATTGAATCAAGTACACGCTCTGGGATAGTCTTGAAAAGGAAACCAATTTCAAATGGAATTGGCAACTTATACGGTTTACCAGAGTCTGACGGGATGATGAAATGGTTATCTTTGATGTAGTCGGTTTGTTCTTTGTATTGCTCATCATCACTCACCAATAAGTAGTACATCCCAGTAAGCGCCGTCAGGTACAAACTCCGAACCGTAGCACTCACAGCCCTTTGCCCCCGAGTCTTTGTTTTATCTGCGCTGTATCCGCCAGTGTATGCTCGCGCCAGGACATCAAGACCCTGTAGCCTCGCGTTCAAGAATGGGATCATCGCAGTCAACGTCCTCATCACCGGGTTAGAACCACGACGACCGAAATTGATCACTTCAAGTGCTTGGAATGCCGCTTCTGCTTCGTTCCCGGTGCGAGCTAAAACATCATCATACACCGCTTTCCTGGTGGCAAAATCAGACCGAGTGCTTAAAGTACCCAAAGTGTCCCACATACCGCCGAACATATCTGTGACTACATTGTCCGTTAGACCTCTTTCGGTCCTTCTAGCTCCCCGGCGCTTGAGGTTTTTGTTGATAAACTTAACGATGTCCTTGGGGTCTTTCCCGAAATCATATCCACCGACGACTCCAAATTTTTCCAAGTCGTTCATGTCTTTGGCGTAGTTTTTTACCGTATCAATCACGGGCGTAAAAGAAGAGCCTGACGTAACGTAGGTACTGAGCGTGTCTCGGGCCATGTTCGTGAGAACAAATCCGGGGTCTCTCGTAATCATTTCCCGCAAAAATATAGCTGGCGCTCCGAGATATTTCTCAAGCAGCGGATACCCAGCGTCTAGCGGGAGTAAAGATTCGTAAATCAACGGATCGTTGATTCTCACGTTGACCTTTTGTCCTTTAGACTTGAAGCTAATTACTCCAGCCCCTTCGGCTGTTTTTGCCAAAGGCGACACTCTTTCTGCCAACCCCATTTTGATCAAATCCCGAGCGACTCTTTGTTGAGCGACGTTTTTCATTCCCATTTCAACCGCTGCTGAAAGATTACGGGTGATCGCGTCGAGCATTGGAATGTTGATCTGCTTCTCACTGCCCTCAAGCTTTTTGAATTGCGCGGCACTCGTCATACCAGAAAAAACTTTCGGTACGTTTGGTCCTAGATCAGCGTCTGGCTCTGTGCTTTGACGATAAAAAGGAACGTAGTCAGATTGTTTCATCCACAACGTGGCGGTCTCTGCATCTAGAACCCCGGTATCCATCAAAAACTGGACCGTGTTGCGATTGTAAGCCTGCCAGGTTTGATACCATTCCTCTATGATCGGTCTGCCTGTTTCTTCGTTTATGTATCTATCGACGGCTTCTTGTATTCTGGCATTCGCTTCTGGATCGCCAGGGACAGCTTTACCCTCTTGATTTAAGCGCATACCTCTTTGGGCTATGGCGTAAGCCTGGGCTAACTGTTCTAGATTCTTTCCGTACTGATTGTTAAAAAGCGGCTCCATCACACCGATCAAGCCCTTGTACTTTTTGCCTTCATGAAAGAAAGGTTCTACCGAAGTAGCGCCGTCCTTGTAAACTGGAATCCCTTTTTGTAGAGCCGTGGCACTCACTGCGATAGATCGATCTGCCATCAATAACGCACTCATGGAGCTTACGTCGGCTAGATGATTTGAGAATCTACCATCCTTGTTTAGTAATCTCTCAATCCGAGCATACCTATTGATCGCACCAGATTTCACTTTGTCCAACCAAGTCCGCCACTCAGGTTCTTCAACGGCACCCAAATAGGCCATACCAGGTGTGCTGTCAGGAGGCGGTTCTGCAACCAAACTTTCTAGCGCCTTCTGCTCTTCTGGCTTTAAGTCTGGAGTGTTTGATCGTGAAAACAAAGCGTCGTCAAGATCGTCAAGCGTTTGACCTTGATCGGGGTCTCTCGCTACAGCTTGAGTGTATCCGTCGCTATCTGGGTTGATTCGGGGGATGAAAGTGGCCGGTACTGTTTCTGCAATTTCTTCGTCTTTTTTTACTGCCAGATTAACTTGGGCATCACTTATCAGTGGTGGCTTTGGTATAAACCGCTGAACTAATTGATCAACGGTTCCTACGTCTGCTTCTGCCTGTACCTCGGCGGCAGCATCGCTTCTTCCTCTGCGCCTAGCTGCCGAGTTGGGTCTCGGTCTGGGTATGCCGCTATCAGGTAGTTTTCTCTCGTAAGTGGTTGCTTCGTTGAAATCAGATACTGCTCCGTCAGATCGATACCATTCTGGGGGCGTGACTTGTCCTGCGTGTTCATAAATTATTTCTCTCGCTTGGTCCAGTGTTATTCGTTTGTTATTGTACTGTCTCCATACGTCATTCACAAACTCAATGTTTTTCTTCTGTCTCTTGTAGTCTGGCTGGAACAAACCCCTGGACGCCTCCCAGGTAATAGATTGCATTTCTCTAGGCAGAATGCCTCGCTCCTTAGCGGCACGGCGATATCCTTCTTCATACAAAGAATAAACACCGTTAAGGCCAGACGTTTGTGAGGATGAACCCTTGGTTCCAAAATTGTGAGATACCTCAAATGCACTGCCGCCGAGGGGCTTCAGAAGCCCCGCTGCAACGGCGTGAGTATCGATAGTCACATAACCAAGATCGGACTCTGGATCATATATGTTGTTGTAGAAGTTTCTGACTTTATTTGCCGAGCCAAGGGTTGCAGATATCACATCAATGTCGGCTTCGCGCAACGCTTCAATTGACTTGGCTATCTCAGACAAAGACCCCCAAGCTATCTTTGAGTTGCTGCCGTCAGCGTTCTTTGCGTAGTCTAGAAGCCTGCCGTCCGGGGATACAATCCTGTAGCTTGGGTCGTTATAGGTCTGGTCAAACGTCCTGATCCACATAGCGCCTAGCTGCTGGCCAAGTCCTGGCTCATTGAATTTACGCAGTATCTGCTCCAGGGAGCTAGAACCTATCAGTTCAAGCATCTCACGGTTTCTAGCCTGAGCTTTAGGTTTGATATCCTTATGAAAGAACAGCTCCTCAGCGCGAGCTTTCATCTCGGGAGTGAACGGTTGTCTTGCATGATTGAAGAACGTATCGATAGTTCGCTCTGCAAGTGAGGCGTTCTGATACCAGTCCTTTTGTGGTGATAGCACGGCAGCCACAGCAGCAGCCTGTTGCATGGTTATCTTGTGACGATCTGCAAATCTACGAACCACAGAGTTCGCACCGTTATACCAAACTTTTGATTGCTCTCGGATATCAACAGGCACACTGTCGTGGATGTAAAGCAAGTTGTCTTTAACAAGATCAACGAATGCTTCTGCTTTTTGCTCATCTGTCCTTAGCTCTCGGCCTTTTCGTAGCAGCGGATATAGAAGAGCGTCTTTGATCAGTTTCATGTTTTTGATAAACACCGGGCGATCATCGACAAATGCCCCATAATCGTTGACTAGCAAGTCTTCAATCGGGTCTTCTTTTGCTTTTTTACCTGTGGGGAATCGTGTGCTGACGTTACCCTCGACGCCTCCCTGTTCAGCAGCTCGCCTTGCAAAGACAGACTCATCTAAAGATAGGTCGTCCTCAAGACCGTCCCGACCCTCTCGGGATGTCCACTCAGGCATGAGGCCCATCTTTTGTTCTGCAAAAACCGTATCCAAAACTCCGGCGGTTCTGTTCTGCTCACCATACGGACCAAAATTAAGCCAGCTATTTTGACCCCTGGTCTCTGAAGTGAGCGCCTGTAGCGCCGGACCAGTGAACAGTTTTGCATGAGCCTGCCAGGCGTTTTCTTCGCCACGGGCGCGGAATCCAGCGCCTTCGATGCCATGACCAAACGCATCATGCACCGCTCTGAATAAATCGTTATTGGTGACAATTCGATCTGCACCAGACTGGTCCTTCCATCGCAAGCCGCTGTCGCGCAACATGACTCTGTCTGGATCATTTAGATCATCATTGAAGTCTTCTAATGTGCCGTAACCATCGTAAGTCCCATACACAGCCATACGCTTATTGTTGCGTAAATCACGCATCGCGTTATACGGGTTGCCGTCATAGGGGTCAGAGTTTGAATCGTAAAAGGTAAACTCAAAGCCAGCATCGATAAGAGCGTCGTACTGATTTCTAGTTTGTCGGACCAGGTCTTCATAAGCTTCTTTGACGATAGGGTCGGTAGGATCATCGACCATATCTTCATAAGCTTGAGCTATTCGTTCAGCTCTATCTAGGTCTACCCTTACATACTTCTTTTGCCTGGTGACTGGTATGTCGAAGGTTTCTGCATACCGCTTTGCTGCGACGTTGATCGCTGGGTCTGGGCCTGTCGCTCCGACTCTAACAGGCGCTTCTGGGAGTGCATCTGTGCTTGCATCCTGATCCTCTGTCGGCGCAACGCTTCGTGTCTGATCGCGTCCTCTTCCGTCTCCTCTGCGTTGGGGTCGTACACCTTCATCTCCAAGCTGTGAAATATTTCTTGCAACGATGCCTCGGGTTGCCGATGCGTCGATAGGCTCTGGCAACCTCTCAGGATCAATCATCTCATAAAGAAACTTAGATTGCCCTGGCTTTATATCAAATTTGCTGCCCTCTGGCACAAGATGCTGATCTCTTGAATCAGAAAACTCTGTTTCCCCAACTTCAATAGGCTCACCAACGGTAGCATACCCGACCAGCTTTGCAGGACCAGAGCCTGTTTCTATGATTCCAACACGTTGTCCGACATACGGACGAAGAGAATCTTTATCTCGGCTCTCGTATCTTTTTTCTCCGCCAACAATCAGGTCAGCATAATTTGATTCACCATCAGTTCTCACATTGATACCCATTTCGGCTTTGATCGGAGCCACCTTGGACATCTCAAAGTCATCTAATCTCTTTTGCCTTTCTTCTTCCTCAAGTGAGAGTGGCTGTAATATCTCTAAATCGCTAGTGAGACGGCCAGTTTTTTCTAGCCGGTAAGGCGTTCTGACGACAGACTGCCGCTGCCCATCGATGACATCTCTACTACCAATCTCACCCGAATTGATCTTCTGGATCATGTCCTCAAATGAAGCAAAACCCGAGCCAGAGAAAGAGTTATTGAGCCTTTGGAAAAACTGCTTGATCTTGTTAATGACCGACTGAGGCTTGCCGCCAAACATCCTGGCATTTGCTAGTCCGTCCCTGACCATTTCTGCAACCGCCTCTTCCACTATCGAAGCATTGCTCAACCCATCTCCTTGATAGGTGCTTGTTGCCCACTCAAGATACGTTGAACCGTCCGACCTTTTCTTTTTGGCCGATAGACCTGACAGCAGTTTCCATTCGGTTTGCTTGAAAACATCAAGCTGCCTAAGAGCGTGAACAATTTCATGGTCCAGAATGCTGATCATGTCATTAGCTATTTGCTCTGGGGTAGCATCTGGTCTCTGAGCTTTTATCCGATCTATGCCTAGAAAAATCTGACCGATATTGGGCGAGTAATATCCTTCGACACCTTGATCTAGCTCGCTACCGACGAAAGCATAAACATCGCCTTGCCCGTACAGCTCAACGTCTTCTGGCTTGAGATTCTTGAGAGTTTTGATCGGTATAGCTTTGATCCCATAAACCAAGTTGCCTTGACTATCCCTCGCTACGGTTCTCAAAGCATGATCTATATTGACCGCAACATCACCCAACCCATAACGCTGCATCTGTTCTCTTAATGTTTTTGTCAAACCGTCAAGCAACGAGTCTTGCTCTTCCAGTGGCGCAACTGGGTCAGCTTCATCAACTTTCGATGGTTGAATATCATCTAAATCATCTGCGGCGATGTCAGCAGATGCTTGATCAGCAACCGTGAGTAACAAAACCCCATCGAAGTCTTCAGCGATAACCGCGCCTTGCCTTATTAACCGATCAACAATTTGTGATTCTTCTTCTATCGTCCTCCCGGTAGCCTCAGACAATTCTTCTAGGGTCATGCCAACAGATAAATCTATGGTCTCCAAACTATCTCTAGAAATATCGTCAATAGAAACTTCCTCAGCTTGAGCATCCTCTCTGGCCTGCTCTAACTGATCGTCCTGTATACGTTTAGCGTTTGTCTCAGCAAGCTCTAGCGTTCCCTGGCTTGCTAAATCTTGCTTGAGAGACGCGAGTTTATTTCGGCCACTCTTTTTTGTTAGGTCTATTCGTGCGGCTGCTGCGATTTCTGAATCGGTGGCTGTGGGATTTTTGTTGAGTAGGTCACTTGCGGCGCTGAATTGAATAGCAGTGTAGTTGGGAAGCCTCAGATCGGGCAGTTTGGTCGGAGACTCAAAGCTGGGTAACTCTTCAAGTCTTTTGTATAACAGGTTGATCTCGCCTTTTGTGAGATCGTACAGCTTTCTGTTGCTTGAAGCGGGTACACCGATAAACTTTTCCATCAAGAATCTAAGCTGCTTAGAGCCTAAAGGTGCTTCTATATTTTTTATTTCAAGAAGTCTTTTTATCGAATCAACCGTGCGCTTACGACCCTCTGGAGCAAGCAGCTCAAACTTATCACCAAGAGCTTTCTTGGCGTCTTCGACAGAATGAGTGACATCTTCAGAAAGGCCACGCTCTAATCTTTTGGCGTTTATTTTTTGAGACGGGGTGTAATCTTTTTTCTTGACCCCTTCTTGCTCTAGCTCTCTGACGCTTTTGTTGGGATTGAACCCCGCCTCTTCATCAGCTTCAGCAGCCATATCAATCTCAAGTGATGTGAATCTGCCAAACGAAGGAGAGTTAGCTCTCAGACCCAGGTCTAAAAGCTTTTGGGTCTGTTCTTTTGTATAAGAATCTGGGCTTGTTTCCAGGCGATCTATCAAAGACTTTACGATATTTTTTGTTTCTGCGATCTCATTCAAATGATCCGCAAGCTCAATAGCCTCTGCTTTGCTCAAGGTAACACCATGCTTGTTACCGTCAGAATCTAGGACTTCAAACTGATTTTGATTTTCTGCTGTCGGTGTTGCCACAAAAACATTACCGACGAAAGGGAAGTTCGCACCCTCTACCCCAGCAATTTTCTGAGCGTAAGCATACATTTTCTCGCGCACACCAATTCGTTCAGCTTCTGCTAAATTAGCTGCTCGTAATGGGTCCGTCTGCATTTCTGCAACAGGAGGTATAATTGTTGAAGGGTCTGTTTCAGGAGTCGGTTCAATGACCGTAGGGTCTAGCCTGCCACGCTCTACTAAATCAAGATCGCGCTCTGCCATTGCGACTTTTTCGGAAAACCGCTCGCGCTCTTGTTCTTCATTCTCAAGAATGGCTTCCATACGCTTTTTGCGAGCTTTACCTATGAACGCACTGGTGACTAAATCAGCCCCCGCACCAATGGTTGCACCGATAGTGAAGTCATCGAACAATGACTCACCAGCCGGGAGGTCTTCGTTATAAAACCTACGCTCAATGGAGTCCTGCAAAACACTAGCCAATACTTCCTGAGTACCCTCTATTGAGCCAGTTTTCAATGCGGAACTAATGGCACCCCTCACACCGTCTATCTGCTCTGGGGTCATGTCTTTTTTGGACAATCTTCTGAGAAGCATATTCACAGTGAGCAACTCAGTCGCACCAACAGCACCACCAAGAAGGATCGCTGCGTCCTCGTCTGCCTGAGAGATATCAATGCCTGCCTGTCTTGCAGCTTCTATCCTTTGCGCTTGATCACCAGCACCGCCACCCACAGCAAGTGCGCCAGTAGATGCGGCTTTTGATGCCGCTGCACCCTTTCCAGCCAGGCCAAGCAACTTCACAAAACCAGCCGGTCCAAAGAAGGATGCAAATGAGCCAACACCTTCACCTAGCTTTGTTGACCATAGGTCTTGGTAAGCCTCGTTAGCACCAAGAGCGCCCTGCACTGCTCGACGCCCATCTCTGGCAAAGGAGACCATTGCATTGGCGTCACCAGAATCAATGGCTTCTTCAAGACCAACCACATTTGTAGCAGCATCACTTATCTCTGCAAGTCCCTCAGCAGAGCTGAGATAAGAGTTTGCAAATCCCCTGGGTATTGCTTTGAAGAACTCACCCACGCCACCTAAAACGGTGACATCTTCTTCTGGCTCTAACTCAGATTGCAGCTGTGGCGCTATATTCGACTGATCAACAATCTCTTGTGTAGCAGGTAGCTGTTGCTTTTCAATCTGCTCTAAGAGCGCATTTGTAAAAACCTCAATGTCTTCTTTGTTTTGTTCTTCATTTGCCTGAATAAGAGCCTGTTCCAGGAGTTGTATTGTTTGAGATGACATCGTTGATATCTATTCCGCGCCTGCCAGTCTTTCTCTCTGCTGTCGCAACTGCTTTCGGATTTCTGGGTCTAAACCTTTAATTTTTTCCTCAAAATCATCCCCAGGTGTGGTTGTGCTTGTTTGCGTTGTACTAATTCTTGGAAGCGTTAGACCAAACTGTTCACCTATCGTTGCTGCTAGTTGGCTCTGCAAGGCGACGATATCATTTTTCTCCATTGTTTGAGTTACCTGCACAGGCATTTTATCCAGCAAATTGGAAGCGGCCCTGAGAACCTCTCTCTTCAGAAGCTCTTCTTGTTTGAACCTATCATTTTCTATCTTTGCAAGAGCCAATTCTGTGCTTTGATTTAGGTTTGCAATAGCTTGCTCTATAGCTGTTTCGCTAACGATGGCAAATTGTTCAGCGGCAAAGCGACTTGCCCCAAGATTTTCTAGAGCGCCGATCTCAGTCTCAATAGCTCTCAGCCTGTTTTCTTCTTTCTTGACAGCCCGATTGTATTCGTTATCAATCTCCGCCTTGGTGAAGCCAAACTCAGCAGCCTTGTTTCTTGCTGCTATTGCTCTCTTCTCAGCGTTTGCTGCGGCAGTGGCCTTACCCGCTTCGCTCAAACCTTCTGCAATATCACCTCTGGCGATGCCAGCACCCAGTGCGATCAGTGCTTGTGCTGCGCCAGCCTTCTTAGCCTCTGCTATTTGACCTTCTGCAAACTCTTGCTGCTGCGCCTTCAAGCTAGAGTAATTGATTGCTGGCACTTTCATGTCTTTAATAGACTGAGCGTAGCTTTCGAATTCATTTTCTAAGCCCTCTAATTGCTTGATGCGCCTGCCAGCAAGGTCGGTTTTAGCTTGCTTTTCTCTTTCAAGAGCAGCCCTGACGTTAGATGCGTCAGCATTCTGATTGAATCTTTTCGCATCCTCTCCAATCGCGTTTGATCCAGAAAGTCGAGTGATATCATCAGGGAAAACCTCTGGACTTATGTACCGTTCAATGTTCTGACGAACGTCAGATGAGTCTTGACTGAGATCGCCAGCTATAAGGTTATCTAACGTCGGGATAACTGGAGGTGGCTTCATTACGTTTTCTGGGATTTCAAATGGCCCCGATTCTTCACCTACCATTTGTGATCCGATGTTTTCCTCCTGATTATTGAGACTGGCGTCCATCAATCGGAAGTTCGCAGGACTTGCATCTGGTCCAGTGTCATCCAACCCTTGTCGGTCTGACACATATTCAACTACATCATCGATAAATGATTCTCGCTGGCCGCGTCTAGGCAACCTCTCACCCGGCATCACGCCTTCATATCGAGGAAGAAGTTCACGAATAAATTCATCTCTAGAAGTTGCTCCTGGTTGTGGTCTAGCTCCGCGCCGAGTGCTGATCGTTGGCCTCTGGTAGTCATATAGGTCTTCGGCTATTTGCTCTATGGTTTTACCACCCTCATACATACGAACAACACCCCCTCCATACATACCCATAGGAGGTTGCTCCATAGGCATTCCTTCAGGAGGCATCGGCATTCCTTCAGGAGGCATCATTTGTGGTGGCATCTGCTCCTGTTGACCCATCATCGCAGCCTGCATCGACTGGTCTGGCGGTGCCATCGCCGCTATACCCTCTTGTATGATCTGATCTTTAACGGTGCCTTGAGGCTGTTGCTGCTGCCTTTCAGCAAAACGCCTACGCATATCTGAACGTCTCTGAATCTCAGACACAACTAGAAACTGAGGCACTTGCCCAGTGGGCATCTCCGCCTCTTGTTGCAGCCGATCATCGGGCAACCCTTTCACCATGTCTTCGATTTCAAGTATGTTCATATATCGCTACCGAGTTGCGTTGTAAAGACCAACGCCACCAATCCCAGCACCCAACAGCCTTTCTGTCTGACTCGGACCCCCGAATGTGGTGGTTTGTGATCCCGGTGTAACGGGTAATCCTTGCAACAGTTGGCTGAAGAAAGCTAACTGCTCGCGTGGGAACGCTTGTTGACGTAGGAAATCCTGATAGCCTATATCAAGCCCCCTTTGGCCTAGCTCTCTTTCAATCTGACCGGATGCCTGTAGATTTCTCAACCGCTCAATAGCCATATTTTGCTCATCAGTCCCAAGTCTGCCCAGCAAACCAGCAGCCTCTAATCGTTGAGCTTGGGTCGCCCGGTCAGCGTCAAGGCCAGCGAATCCTAGTCTCGCTCTTGTTTCTTCAAGCGCGGCATTTTCTGCCCTGGCTCTCATCCGAGCCTCATTCTCGGCCTGTAAAGCTCGCTCTTGGATTTCTTGTCCGCTGAGACCAAGCCTAGTAGCCTCTTGCCTTGCCCTTTCTGTAGCATCAAAGACAGCCCTTTCTTCCTGCTGCTGGGCTAACCTTAGCTGTTCATTCTGCTGGAATTGTTGTTGACCAAATTTTTCTTGCGCTTGCCTTGAAGCATCTTCTTGTTGCTGGGCAGTCAAACCCAACTCTGCCGCTCGTTGCCTGGCTTGTTCGCCAGCCTGTAAGGCGCTTTGTCGGAAAGCTTCTTGCTGCTGCCTTGCTTGCTCTAACTGCTGAGAAGCCTGCAACCCGAACTGGCCTTCTTGCAGACGAGCGGCACGATCCGCTTCAAAAGCTTTTTGCGCCTGCTCAAACGCTGCTTGACCACCTCTAGATTGGATGTCTTGCAGTTGCTCAGAAAGATTCTTTTCTCTTTCAGACTGCAAGATGGCCTCTCGGTAACCACCAAGACCACCAGCTTGTGCCGCTTGTTGCTCAATCGCAGAACCTTGCATTTCGGACTGCTTTCTAGCTTCACGCTTTTCTATGTCCGTCACCAGTTGTTGGTACGGGTTCATATATCTTTCTAGCGTTTCAGGATCAGCAACAGTGCCAGCTTCAAAGCCCGACCCCTGATCTACCCTACCAGAACGATATCCAGATTCACGAACAGTCGCTTCATATCCAGGGTCAAAGCTTCCTGCTTGATAACCGACGCCTCTCTGACCCGCTTGGAACCCCTGACCTAAATCACCCGCCCGATAGTCACTGCCGATACGGCTTGCTTGATATCCTGACCTTTGCATCTCGGGCGTAAAAGACCGCGCAATATCCATGCCGCCACCGACATCTTGATACCCAACTTGGGTAGCAATATCTGAAGCCGTTCTCGTTTGTTGCGGAGAGCCAGTCGCAGCCATCTCTTGGAAGCCCTGCATCCCTGCTCGTTCAGCATCGGTAAAGTCTGCTAACCGTTGACCAGGAAAAGCTTCGTAAGGCCGAGTGCTTTCAAACACAGTGCGCTTGAGCATATCCTCATAATACGGACGCGCATACTCTGGAAGATTTGTCTGAGTTACGACGCTTTCTTGAACGCCACCACCACCACCACCTTTACTCATTTGTCAAACTCCTTTCATAAACAACGTATGAGCGTTGGAATTCGTCTTGCTCCAACCACTTCCAAAAACCCATCCGAGCAGTTGCCTCAATGCCAGAGCATCCAGTGTCTTTGCCAAAGGACTTGAACTTGTCCAGCATATCCCAGACCCAGTCGTTGAAATTATCTCCGCCCAAAAACTGTATTGCCAACATCTTTTTCTCTGGATACTGATAAATCTCCGTCGTTCCCACACCATCGATACGCTTGTCGTCATCGAAAGCCAACCAAATCTGTTGATTACCGTTCAAAATAGCCGCATAAAGAAACTCAAGATTCCACCTACCATTAGATCGGGCGACAGCTCTACTCAACTGACCCTTCACCTCCGGCCACATCGTGCTGATATAGTGTGCAGGAACCATTGTTATAGTGTGTGTAACGTCTCTTGGCTGATCCCGCCTCCTTACTTTAGGTTCGCGGGATATGTCTTTAACCTTTGAAGAATCAAAATCTAAGAGATTGTTCATGCTGGCAGTATGCCTCCCTTTTTAGCCATCAGCGGCTGCGGCTGTTCTGTCGTCCCTGTTCGCTCCATCCGCACCCGATCCATCATCTGCTCCAAATCCTCTGCCCCTGCGTCAGTGTCCCCATCGCCCAGACCTGAGACGACATCAGCCGGTACAATGAACTCACCAGGGGAAACTGCTACCGGCTGTTGATCACCGATCATGCCAGGTACAAGATCATCCATGCCACCGCCAAGACCATCTATCAAACCCTCTTTTTGAGAGCCAGGAACTACCTCTTCTAGTACCGACGATCTCAACGCCTGGAAAACCTCTATTCCGAACTCATCAATAAATCGTTGTATGATCGTTTCTGAATCATCTTCATCCAGTCTGCCCAATATCGCCATCCGAGTCTGCTCTAAAAGTTTTTGAGCGTCTTCTAAAGCTTTATTTGTCGGGCCTCCTTCTTGAAAACGCCCCGTCATACCCCGAGCGTCTCTCAACACATCGCGCATGATGAGTTCTCTAGTTGCGGGATCAATGTTGCTATCAGCAAGATTAGCTTGAAGAATAGATTCGATACCCGTTCCAGCTTGAGGTGATGCTACCATTGTGGTCTGTGACGGAGCCTCCACTACCGTAGCTGGTGGTGTTGTCACTGCTGTCGCTGGTGGAGGGGGCGCTTTATAATAATTATCTTGAACGGACTCCTGCGATCCAGGCAACCCGAACTCCCTTTCATATCTTTCGACTCTCGCCTTTGCGGCTTTTCTTTTTCTTTGAGAGCCGAATCCGCTATCTACCGTTGCCTTAGCCTTTTCATAGAGGCTTTGTTCTTCAGAAAAATTCCTGTTGGGGTCTGATTCAGCAGCACTTACAGCAGCACTAGGAGCTGAAGCCCCGGTCGTTGGGGTTGTTGTCGTTTCAGCTTGTTCTGACGCCTCAATCTCTTCTGGGGTTGGGTCTCTAAAATACTTTATCTCTGGGTCAAAACCCGGTCTATATCCCTCAAGCTCTTTAGGATCAACAACAACACTGCCTCTGATTGCTGCCTGTGCGGCTGATGAACCACCTAACCCATAAGTCGGGGCCGGGTTGAAATTCGGAGGGAACGGCCCTCCTTGCTGCATCCGCTTCACTGGCGGCATCTCTCCGGCAAGCCCATACAGCTCTGCTTGTCTTTTTCTAAAATCCTGTGGGTTGATAGCCGTAATGCCGCCCTCTGCCATGCCTGTTGGGAAGTAAGGATCATCCCCAAGATAATCATATTTACCATAACCCTCGCCGGTCACGTTCAAGAATCTACCAGAATCTAACGCCTCCTCTGCTCGACGCAAATCCTCTTCAGATTGTGCTGACCTTCGACCAAACATTTCTTCCATTTCTTGCCGACGCGCCATAGCGGCTCGCTCACCTTCGCCAATCGCTATAGGGATGGCTGCCGACGGACTCAGAAGACCTTTACCTGTAGCTTGTAAACCCTCAATCAATCCTTGTTCTTTTGGGACACCAGCAAAAGTTGAGCCTTTCACTTGACCGCGCAAAGTATCTAACGGACTTGCGGTAGCGGCCCCTTCTTGAATCTTAGCCAAAGTGTCTATCGCTTTTTCTTTCGCACCAACTTGTGGAAGCTGGGCTAATTTTTCGGCTGTAAGTTTGCCTTCAGCACCTATCTGTGCGGCAGAAGCCGCTGCGTCTGCCGCTTTTGTTGCATCTGTCGCTGCTTTAGCTGCTTGATCAACACCAGAAAGAGCTTTCGCTCCAGCCTCAAAAGCCTTGCCAAGACCGAAGCCTGTAAGCCCAGAGACCAAACCTTCTTTCAAGTCTCCAGTTACTGCTGTGGTGGCGAGACCAGAACCAATAGCACTCGCCAAAGCTGTTTTACCAGCCAAAATTCCACCCGTTCCCGCGAGGAGTGAAGACCCAGCAAGACTTCCTAGCAGTGGTGCTAGAAAGGGCAGGAATGCTTCAGGCTGTCCTGTCATCGGGTTGGTTGTAAGCTGCCCTGTGGGCGACAGAGAGGCGATACCAGCCACTTCTATAGGGTTCATGTGAACCATCATGCTGTCGCCAAACCGGCCTTGTTGAGCCATCTGGTCTGCCATAGGCTGCATTGGGAATGGGGGTTGTTGATACATCATTAGCTGGTCTCCACTCCAAACATATTGAAGCTAACATTTGCTGCACTTGAATAAACTTTTACGACATCTGTCTGCTCTAAACAAATACCGATTACAACGGTGCGGCTGGTTGTTGCCGCAAGGTCTTCATCAAAAAATATAAACTGTTTATCGTCCGCCGAAGCTCCGGCGACATGAATACTGACCCGGAAAGTGATACCCGATCCGCTTCTATTGCAAATGACCAGGGAGCTGACGGTCGTTTGCGTCAAATCTGGTACGGTATAAAGCGTTGTGGTGGTGGTTGCACTCACATCCACTTGGCCTAAAACTTTAATAACGTCCGTCACGACGCACCCATCAACAAGAACTGAAACCTTCTCATCGCAAGCGAACCAGTTTTGTCGTCTTGCGTTTTTGCCACCAACAGGTCGTTCTCTATACGGTCTAAAGCAAGCTCAATGGTCCTTCTATTTATTGCCTCTTCAGTAGGATCATAGTTGATTGACGGTACAGGTAAGGGCGTTTGCCTTGTCGAAGCCATTAGCGCCTCCCGTCCTGTCTCATATCAAATCTCAAACCACCTAGCCGCCAACCATACCCCAGGCCCGAACTTTCAACCCTAAGTATGGTATGTCTAGCCCTAGCCCTAATATGATTTTGCTTTGTTGAAGAAGACACCGTAGATGTTGCTAGAGTGCTTTGAGCTTCAAGCGGGAAATCACTACCCTTAATGGTGAGGTCAATACTGGCATCTGTAGAATTACCACTAAACTTAAAATCAGGAAGTATCCTGCTAATCATCATAAACCGTTCACCATCACCTATCTCCAAATCTCCAGACTCTACAAACGCAGTGATAGCCGAACCATCATCATCGTGACCTACCTCATGTTCAAACAGATAGTTCACAAGATCATTGCTATCAATACAGCTTGTTGCTAACGGCTTGTCGTTGACCGACGCCCCAACCCAAGCACCCCTTTCTAACGTACCAATAGCCCATAAGTTTTCTGAGTAGTTGTACGAGACATAGTTTGTGATTTCTGTGTTGCCGGACCCAACTGGGTAAAACCATATCACCTCAGAAAATGCATTGTTTTCTGCCGCAAAAACCTTAAACGCTTGCTCTTGGTTGAGGTTGGAGAAAACGTGTTCTTTTACCGAACAAGGCAATGGCTGCACCGAACCGTTGTAAACGTAAAAGCCACCTTTATCCATGAAGAAAACCGAACCCCTGGCATTCACTGCGGCGTTTGGCGCAATCATGGAGACATCTGTACTGAGCGTAGAAAACTGAAAAGTGAAAGGTGCGCCCACAAAACGCATCGAATGCAAGCTTGCATCCGTCCATATAAGTATCTCCTGCCTTGCCTGCACCGCACCGATAATCTCTGACCCAGAGTTTATCCTAACTCCACCGGCAGTATTCGTCGCTGTCGGAGTCCACACCGCTGCATTTTGCTGATCGGAGAATCTCACAAACAACGGATCAATGTTACTTGATCCAATGGGATTTGAGCCAAACGCAATAACGTGTTGATCGATGTCCGAGACCATGACCTGGAGAGCAACCGTTGGAACATTAGAAGCACCAGACAAAGCTGTTGCGTTGATTGCCCTTGCCCCCGTACCAGAAGATTCATCCCAATAAAAAATCCCACCACCTCTGATGTTGAAAATTAAATCTTCACCGAAATTATCCTGGCTGATCAGCCGTAACTGTCCTGCTGCGGAAACGCTACTAGAACTTCCCCACGTTCCAGAACCCCAACTACCGGCACCAAACCCAGTGCCTTGAACGAAAGCATTCAGACCCGTATTGATTTGATACGCTCCCACCGTGGAGCTTCCACCATTTCCAGAATCGCTAGAGTTTGCGGTCACCTCGGACCCGGTCGTGTCTTTGGCGGTGATTGTGAACGTGTTAGTGGTCGGCACTGAAGCGATTTGATACTCCTGATTGAGTACGGAGGCTATAATGTTGCCCCCCAAAGACGCAGCGTCACTAAAAGTAACAAAATCATTTACCACAGCGCCGTGAGCAGAATCAGTCACAGTAATGGTTGACGATCCGTTAGTCGCAGCAAACGTAACGTCGCCAGCAGAAGTGGTGTTTCTCAAAGGCGTGACATCTTTGATGCCGCTGCCCTCTACAATATAAAACTTTAGATTGGTCCCTAGACCTATATACTTGATAGCTTCCAAAGATGCCCAGTTGTGTATTGAACGAGCGATACCCTGGAAAGCAGATTGAACTAATTTTTGCCAGCCACCAATCTTTTCGACCCGACCTTGTCGGAATCTGATTTTATCAGAGTCAAACCATCCCGAGTCTGCCGTGTACTCGGTGCCCTCTTTGTTGACACCTGGTGCAAACTGTATCTTAGCTAGAGGCATTAGCCGAAAAATCCGCCTATCCCAGGCTGAGTCAGCCCACCACGGTTAAATGCAGTGTAAAACTGCTGTCGCATCGGAAGGTTAGATGAGCCAAAAGGATTCGCCATAGCGTTTGATCCTCTCATCATACTAGGCACACCGTAGTTTTGTGTGAACCCCATGCCTTGATACCCTGTTGGAGAGCCTAAGTTTTGGGGTAAAGGTTGCTGTTGATACGGCTGATTGTACCCCCCGCCTTTACCGCCACCTCTGCCACCTTTCCCACCAGGGGATGGCTGTGGTGCAAAACCACCGTAAGATTGCATAGGTGGGATTGTCGTGGTACGACGATTAGCTATTTCTAATCCTTGTAGAGGCTTTAATTCGTAGCGTTGTTCTGGGGCTTTTTGAGTTCTACCTCGCCCTCGGTTCCGTCTACGATCTTGCGTAACAAATAAATCTTGTGGGCCTTGACTACCCATCAAACGAGAGCCAAGCATTGACCCTGCGCTTGGCATAAAAGGCATACTTTGGTAGGGCACAGAACGGCCTCCGCCTTTACCTCCTCCCTGTGCGCCTGCGCTCATAAGTATTCTCCATGTCTAATCATCTCAGTCACCTCTATGGCACGATCACCCACCTGACTTGCCCAGCGCGAATCCATAAATTCATCCGCTGCTACGTCATATTGTTGTCGTGACATGGCATTCAACGCCTTTACGAACCCTCGTAACCGGGTCAAACCAAGGTTAAAACACAAGTTGATCATCGCGTCACGGCGCGGTTTATTCAAAGACCGATACCATCCATAAGCGTTTTCTAACTCCTCATCACAACGCTCAATGTCATTAAGAAGCAAATAATCAATCTCATCATCAGAAAGGCCGATACCGCCATCTTCGTCCACGCAGCGCCCGACGCCGATGGTTAGCTTGTCAGAGGTACATCGGTAAGCAAAAGCTTTAACACCTTCGTGCCGCTTCAGTGCCTGTATTAACTGGCCTGCAAATGTCACCATCTACTTTTCTCGTGCCACGGAATTGACCTTCTCGTATGAACGCATAGCGCCGAGACCCAACATTCCCATCATAACAGGCACAAGAAGCGTGGTATCCACTTCAGGCACCTCCATCCATATCCCTAATACGTTAGCTACAATCGTGTTGTACAGCAGTCCTACCGCACAAATCCAACCAATGGCAGGTCGCCACCCAGCAACAAATAAGCTCTTGTGTGCAGCTTCCATCTTGTTGATTTCTAGCTGGCCCTTCAAAGCGTCATGCGCGTGGCGCTCCGACATGGTTGCGATCTCATGGGCCAAAGCCGCTTTCTGATCTTTGTCTTCAATGAACTTATCAAGTAACCCTGTGACCGGCCCAATCAGTTGTCCGACTAAACTCATAATCTATTTCCTATTTGACCATGCTTGTGCGCCAAAAAACGCAGCCAGTATACCTGCAACGGACACAAAGTAGACCGCAGCCATGTCACCGAGAATCGAAGCCGCTTGATTCATCCCAAAGAACTCGCTGACCACCACTAAAGATGGGTAGAGCAACATTCCCCAGAGGGCAAACCAACTCATCGCCCTTTGAGCGTCAGCCCGTTCATGCCGTAAGCGTAGCTCCTGCAATTCCTTGCTAGTCTGCAACTCTTCATCGGTAACTACGCCGTCACCATCCGAATCGTATTCCGCATACTCACTACCATCTTCTAAGCGTTTTGCTGCCATCTCAGTCCCAGAAGTTTGTATTCGGCGCTGCA